AACATTCAAATCATTAGAAAGCCTTAATCCATGCTGGGGCTGTATTGTTTCTATTGAATTGGCAATTTTGTATATTTCCTCATCTGTTAGTGTCTTTGCTGGATGGGTGTAGAGTGGTGTACCAACTTTTAAAACAGTATCAACCATTTTTGAGTCAAATTTATTTAGCCCTGTTACATACGCTACTGGTTCATTTGCGTTCACTTGTTCTTGCTCCATCCGTTGCATTTAGCTAAAAATTCAATAGAACGATCAAATTGCTCTTGCATATACTCTAAGTCTTCTTGCTGCTTACGCAAAACTTTAACAATGCTATCCATCGTAATGTCACCAGCTATAGCTACTGCTGGCGTTACATTAGCTTCTAAATAATCTGCCAATTCTTTTGAGTTCATTTGTCATCTCTCGCATAAGTTTTCCAAAGGCTTTCTTTTGTTTCAACTGCGCCCATCGCTAAAAGCTCATGTTTATAAAAGTAACGTGCTGGAAAATCTGCACGTCCTGTTGGTAATTCAACACGGATACAAGGTGCTACATATACACCAGGTTTTGTGTAATGAGGAACATAAAGAATACCACCCATTTTGTAACATTTGTAGTTGCTAAAATCAGGGCTTTCAAATTCAGTATTTATATTTAATTTATCAATCATCTTAATGTTCGCTTTCAAAACCATCGTAAGTTTCTAAAAACTCGTTAGCTGCACAAACTGCTGCTTCTTTAACAAAGATTGCTGCTGCTGCAAAACCAGCATCAAATGCTTCTCTTAAAAATTCTTTCATGTCACTATCAGGGTTTTCATAAGTTGAATTGACCCAATCTTCAAACATATCTTTTGCGTATTTCATATTAAAACCCCCAACCAAACATGGCGCCCAAGATTAGGCCCAACAGTATTACGCCAATCCATTCAATAATTGCTATTTTCATAATTCCCCCTTTAAGCCCAAGGCCTGTTGTCATAAGCTGCATCAATCAATTTATTAAATACATCTAAATTAATAAACATTTCTGTTGCGTCATGGTCATCAATATAAGCATAGCTGATGTCATGGTTGTATCCATAAAGCTCAATTTCTGTATTACCAAAGATAACAGTAGTGATGTAGTGTCCGTCTTTCATATTAACCTCTACCTGCTGTATCAAGATAGTTCCATTCATCAATACCATTCTTAATAGCTTTTTCTGGTGTATGTCCATAACTAATACGTTGCCATTCGTTATCTTCTTGTTCACGAACATAGCAAACATATACAAGCTCATTAGAATCTTCATGCAAAAATTCTTGATGAATTTCGTATTCGATCTCTTGTTTTGCCCAATCTAAAAATGCTGATTTCATAGTTTCCCCCTATTAAAAAAGAACAGATCAAACTGCTTAGTCGTACACCTGCGGCTTGTTGAGCTGAAGTATGCTTGATCTGTTATTTGTAAGTTTACTTACATTTTGAATAAAAAACTTGATCTGGATCAAGAAAATAAAAAATATTTAAACTATTTTTTTAATGTTGCGTAAAAACAACATTAAGGTGGGGCTGGACCTCACGGAAGGAATTTTGGCGGGGGATCACCAACCAGCCCCAAGGTTATTATAGACCTGATTTAATCTGATAGTAGCGTAAAAGATGAAAGAATGACTTTAATCCTTTTTGCAAATCTTCTTCAGATATTTCACAGAGCTTGACTTCATTAGTTGTGCCATTTACAAAAAGAATAGCACAGCGAGCATTTTCTAAACCTAGACCCTCTCTGTAGGCTGCCATCTGCATGATATGATCGTCATAAGGTACGAGCTTATCCAAAGGACCTTCTTTTGTCTTGAAATCCACGACTGCACCAGCAATACCTTTAACCTTGTCTGCTTTAGCGTGTAAATCGCATTTTCCACCGTATCCTAGCTCATGCCCAAAAGATTGCTCTGGTAGCCATAAGCGGGCGCCAAAAGCGGCTTGGAGAGCGTTTTCAGCGTTTCTACAGTATTGTGGAACATCAGGTAGCAATACATTGTCAAAAAATGACTCTAAAACACCATGGATTTGAGTTCCACGATCCGCAGCTTGTCTTCCTTGAGCTTTTGAATCGCTTAAAACTCGTTCAAGATAATCTTCTTCAGACTCATCTTCTTTGCGTGGTAGCGTTAAGGCTGCAAGGATAGCCTGCTGCTGAAGCCAATTCTGGAGTCCAGGTTTTGCCGCCACCGACAAAATGGTAGTAACGCTCGGTAAAAGGCCCAGCTTTTTTGCATCTCGCAAAGTGGTGTTTCGCATACCTTTTCCATCTGATCTTTCAATTTGATAGAAGGGTTTGCCGTTTTTGTCATACCAATGACCTGCTTCACTCTTGATTTCCTGCATTTTTCTTTTTTCCCCGTTTTGGTTTTACTTCATCCGTGTTTATATCATATACAACTTGTATAGGTGCAGATTCAAGCCCTACTTCTACTGTATGAGGTGGAATAACTTGAGCTTCATACTCTGTAGGTATTTCTTGACCGCACCAATCTTGTGGCAATTTATTAACCACGACAGGATTGAGTTTGCAAGCCCCCATCATATCGTTTTGGTTAAATACAAAAAACTTACATACTCGGCAAGTCATTTAATTCCTTTTGCGTAATCAAGGATACGTTCTGAATCGTAATAGTTCTCGCACATATCAGCAGCTACGTGCAGAACCGCTTTAATTACAAACAACAAATCTTCTGGTTTAAAACTGATTAATGGTTGTTCTTCATCTACACCAACTGGTTGCCAACTTAATTTTGAACTTTCGTTGATAAGACTTTTAATTTGATTCTGCATGATGTTCTCCTTTAGAACGGGGTGCTATCGTCTATAAACGGATCATCTTTTGGTAGTTCGTCTGATCCTGCTGGTTTAAATCCTTGTGGGATTTTTTCTTTGCCAATTGATACGCTAAGAAACTTTGATCCTTTAGAGGATGTTTTGGTCCAAGCAGATAAGTAATGCTCCTTGCCTTGCACCATTATTGATCCAGTAAAGTCAGGATGATTGTCTGTAGCTTTACGCTCATTTTTAAACAAACTTCCTGATCCTTCTTTTGGTTGATATGCCATGTGTTTCCCCTTATAAAATATCTTCTGCTACAGATTTCATTGTTTGACTAGACTTCACTTGTTTTGGTGCTTCATCTTCTGGCAAATCCTCGCCAGCATAGATATACAAACCAATGCCATGCAAAGCAATCGCTTTGACTAAGCATCGTTGCATAGCAGTATTGACATCCATTGCATTAGGATTCGCTATGGGTTTATTCATATTGTTGATGATTGGTAACTGCGATGTCATTGCTTTACCAAAAGCATGAACTGTGCAGAACACCATGCCTGTATTGCCAATAGCGCAATAAGGCAACAAAGACCCATCAGATTGTTGAAATAACTTGTAATCCCAACTTGCTGTAGGATCGGCTTGAAGTAATTGATCGGTGGCCCACGCCCAAGAAAGATAAGTAAAACGACCTTTGCGTTCGGTATGGTCATTGACATTGATCTTGCGAAGCTCTAAAAATTTAGACATTAGAACCTCCAAAGACATTACCAAAATCTTCAAACACGGATTGCAATAGATTATTGCGCTTGTTGTTTGGCTTCCCACAAGCTGCACGAATAACATCCACATCGTCTTGCGACAATTCTGTGCCAAATTCCATGTTGTCTAACGCTATTTCCAAGCGTTGCTCCATTTCGGTCATAACTTGATACAACTCATCCATTTAAAATCCCCTTAAATGACATAGCGAATTTGCTATAACTTGATTGTTAAGCAAAATTCATACCTTGTCAACAAGTATTTGCAAAATAAATACATACGATGTAAGATCGTTTACATGAAGCTAAAAATCACAGATTCCGCAATAATTGATCTGCTTGGGGGAACTACAAAAGTAGCAAAATTGACTGGTGTAACTCCTAATGCTGTATCTCAATGGCGCAAAAACAACATTCCAGCATCACAATTTGCGTTTTTAGGGGCTACTCTTGAAAAAGAGTCGCATGGTTTAATCACACGTAAGGACATTTTTCCTAATTCGTGGCATTTAATTTGGCCGGAGTTAAAATGACTAGAGAAGATATGTTAGTAGATATGCTAAAACAAGCTGATCTTGAGATTAAAGTTTTACAAGAACGCATAGCTTTTTTGAGCAAAGAAGTAGAAGCTCATAGACAGCTTTTAAACGCATTAGGACCATTAGCTTTCTCAGGAACGCACTAATGGAAGTTATAGTCAAAAAAATTAAAGAAAACAAAGATGGATCAGCAGATGTTCATATTTACTATGACAAAGAAGGTCTGCATTTTCTTGTTCAGCAAGGTCTAAAAGTAACGCTTATTGAAGCAATAATGACTGAAAAGACAGGTAAGTTATACAATTCTTCAGACGTTTTAAAGTCTAAGAAGTCCGTTGTAAAAAAACAACAAAAGTAGGGCTAACGGGGGAGTAATGAATTTTTATCCATTTCATATTGGCGATTATTTGAGCCATACGAATCATTTAACAGACGAAGAAGATTTAGCATATCGAAGAATGATTGATATGTATTTTCAAACTGAACAGCCGTTCAACGACAGTTCAACAGTAGCTCGACGGATTAGAGCGGATGTTCAAATTGTTGACAATTTACTTTCTGAATTTTTTACTTTTGAGCAAGATAATTGCTGGCATAACAAGCGAGCTGATGAAGAAATTGAGCGTTATCACAGCCGTCAAAGTCAAGCCAGTAAAGCAGGCAAAGCATCCGTTCAAGCT